GTTCCGGTTCGGGTTCCGGTTCAGGTTCTGTCGCCAGTTCGGGTTCCGGTTCAGGTTCCGGTTCCTGCTCTGGTTCGGGTTCTGGGTCTTCAGAATCAAAACTTGGCTTTTCAACCATCTTTTTGGGAGGTTCAAGAGAAATTGCTTTTTTGATCAAGATTAGGTTACCTGCAACCTCTTCGGGCAGATCCAATTCCTCACCCTCAGGGTGACCCTCACCGTTAATTCCAACCGACCTTGTCAGAAGAACTTTCATATTCCACCTCCTAGGCGGTTCCCTCGGCAGGGCTGACATGCAGTTCACCAGCATTGGTGATCGGAACATTCTTTGCGTTGAACTGGATGGCAATGACGCCAGTTGGGGTTGCAGCGGATGCATTTGGCACCGTCACAACTGGGCGCACATACTGATCGCTGGGCTGGTGAACTTCAAGTGTGGTCAATCCATCAGCAGGAATCGTGGTGCTGTAAGCGAGAGCTGTGCCGGCAAGGTCCGCAGCATCTGACATGTTCGATTCATCGCCCTGTTGAGCTTTGATCGAGAAGTCAAGCGCTTCACCTTTTAAGGAGAATGCGATGAAGGCGACCGAGTCGTATCCGGTCATATCCAATATTCCACCGGTTAAGGTTTCATTGTCAGCAGCCTTCAAAGCGAGCAATGAAATTTTTGTATCTTTCAATAAGCTTTTCATAATCCACTCCGTTTTTAGGAAGGTCCCTGCCTCAAAGAAATTTGGAGGCAGGGTTAAGTAATTGGTCTACGCTTCCAGATTCTTAGGAAGATTTTGCGTCCAACATCGCTGCAAAGGAGACAGCTCGGCGGCAAGCGATATCAACATCCTGAAGTGCGGTGATCAAGACGTCCCCGGATGTTGAATTGGTGTAGGGATCAATGATCAGGTCGAGGCCTGCCCAGAAGCAGTCCACCAAGTCAGCCCAGTTACCATAGAAGATCGCGGAACAAACAGCGCCCGAATTGCCCTTCACCAGGTTGGATTTCACCTGGTTGGTGGCATAAGCCGGGTAACCATTCATTTCACCATCTTCCCAGATGAAACCGTTCTGACCGCTGACTTTTGAAGTTTTCTTCATCACACCGCGCATCTTGGTGTTGGTGATGTAAGCCAGGCTGCCTGCGTCGGCATTGTCGATGGAAATCTCAGATTCCAGATCGATGATATCTGCCCAATCTGGAACAGCTCCATCATTGCCGCCAACCACAGATCCGATTCCAGTGATGTACTGGATACCCATCGGTTGATTTTTCACGCCCTTGCCGTGTAGGTTTGCTTCATCGATGCCAAGTGCGATGGTGGCGGCAAGATCTTCGCGAGCCATCATTTCGGCATCCAAGGATGTCTGTTTCAAGAAACGTCGGGTTAGCTGAAGGTAAGCACCAATAGTTCTGGGTTTGGCTTCAACCTGCCCGAACTTCATATCGCTTTTTGAAGGAGACGATCCCTCGCCAATCCAGTAATATGTTGATCCACTGGTCTTCTTGGGAATATCAATGTCGCCCACCAAACCAGTCATAACCGTGACACCAGCTTGCCTGGTTACCATTTTGTTGCGCAACACATCAATAAAAGAGTCAGACATAAGGGTTGTCTGTTTCAGATAACCACCATATTCCGGATCCCCGATACTTTGAGTGTTGCGGGCTCGCATTGCTCCGCCGCGCATCGCCAAAGGCGCGATCTGAATATCCCAAGGAACAAACACGCCCTGAGGGTTTCGGCCGAGTTTTGCAGCCATTGCCCGACTGGCCTCAAGTTCGAGGCCTGCCCGATCAAGCGCCTTCGGGTTGCCTTTTTGGGCTTCAGCCACAGCATTGATCATGCGAAGGATGCTGTAGTTTTGAATTTCCTTCGCAGACATCCCAATTTCGAGGTCATTTTCATTCACCTGTAGCACTTCTGAACCTGCGGGAGGTTGACCAGGTTGACCACCGCTATTTGAGGCGCTGTCTCTCATCGAGACATAAATTTCATTTGCTGAATCCACTGCAGCCTTTAGTTTGTTTAATTCACCAACCTGGGCTTTAGCTTCTTCAGTTTTGCCATCAGTGAAAAGTTTATTGATTTCATTCCGCTTTTCATCTCTGGCATTTTCCGCTTTCTTGACGGCATCCAAATAAGGTTGTAATTCCATTCTGTACTCCTTCTATAGGTTGAGTTCAATTTCGTCACGCAAGCGCTGCTCTTCTTGTGTTAATGGCTTTTGCGTGGCATTTACTTGCACCGGTTCGCTGGTCTGGCGATTGAGCAGCGCGGCCGGAACATTCATATAATTTTTCAAGATTGAATTGTTCGCCTGATTTGATTCACCTCCTCCACTTCCATCTCTACCTGCGGTAATTATTTCGTCGGCAAATCCAAACTTGACCGCCTCGCTGGCAGAAAACCAGGTCGTGTCGGCCATCATTTTGTTGATCCGATCAACACTTAGCCCCGTTTTCGAAGCATAAGTCTCGGCAATTCCCTTTTTTGTGACTTCGAGTTCGGCCAACCAAGTTCTCAGGGTTTCAATATCCAGATAGGCGAACATCACCGCAAAGGCAGGGTCATGGATCATTATGTAAGCCGTATCCATGATCTGTATTCGATCCCCAGCCAGTACCACAACCACCGCTGCGCTGGCTGCCACGCCGGTGACCTTCATGGTTTTGCGACCAGGATAATCAGCCAAAATTGATCTGATAACGCTGGCGGCAATAACATCTCCACCGGGTGAATTCACTTTAAAAGTGACGGGGCCACCTTTGCCAATATTATTAAGATCATCTTTGAAAAGCTGTGGAGTGATCTCATCTCCCATCCAGCTGAACTCCGAAATGACTTTGTCAAAATCAATCTCAGCTTCTCCGCTCTGGCTTTGTTCGGCATTGACGATTTTCCAGAATCTTTGGTGGGGCTCATCACTCCCCTCATAGCATCGGATTGGTTCTCGATTTTTTAAATTTGTAATCATTGGTTATTACTCCCATCTTGAGTAGACTGTTGAGGAGATGTATCTTTACTTATGGCTGTGATTGCTCCGTCTTTGATAACAGCCATATTTGAAGGAACATACCTAACATTGCCTTCTGGATATCCAGGAAGGTCATCAACTGCCAATGCCTGGTTTGGTGTATATTGTCCCGAGAAGATTTTGTCTTTTAGGTACGCAGCTCTTGCCTTAGAATTCATTCGCAGGAATGCATCACGGTTGTATTTCCAATAAGTCTTTACCTGATCAAACCGAGGAATCCATGCCACATTGGATGCTTGTTCATCCTGAACAAGATATGGGTCAAGAGTGCTGCGCATGTAATCTTCATCTTGCTGATCATTTGATTCATATGATTGTTTACCCATATTAATTTTGTAAGCTGGCATCCCAAAAAAATTTAATATGTCATTATCGGTTGCCTCAATTGATTCTAGGAATTGAGCATCCGCCGGTTTGATTTCCGCCAGTGTAAATTTCTTTACTTTCCCATCCAAAACGATCACACCACCAGCTTCATCTGCACCACCCACGGCTTCCCAATAAGATTCACGAACTTTCTCACGGGCTGGTTTGCTCATATCACCTTCAAACTCAGCTATTGCCGAAGGCATCAATCCGCGCTTAAACATGGAGGATTTTGTATTGTTCCCGGCTTGCCTGATACCAATCGTTTCGCGGGCATGTTCCAAAACTCCGCTTCCCTTGAACACTGTCTTGGAATTGATCAAAACATTCTTGACTTCGACTGCAGGAATTTCTTTAACCAATCCACCATTTAACGCAGTGATATACCAAACACTTCCGTCATCATGCATTACAGCTTCAGTACAAAAAGCTTGTAAGTTATATAAGTATCTTGTGCCTGCTGGATTCCATAAATATCCATTCCCATGCACGATCACACTTTTCCAAAACCGCTCTCGTAATTGGAATGGAACCTGATAAGGGTTTGGCCTAAATTCAACTGAATAGGGTAGATTCCAGCTAAGAGGATCCGGCATAATTCTTTGGATATCTTCAGAAGAATTCTTTTTGTAAAGCTGTAAAGGAACCATACTCAGGTCATGAGTAAGTTGATTTAGGCAGCGAAAATAAGTCGCAATCTTCATGGCTCCTGATTCAGTCACTCGTTGGCCAGATAGCGTCATGGCTGAGCTGCCACCACCTACCAATTCAGGGCGTGTCCAATCAGGTACAACCATGTTGAGAATGAAGCGCTGGAGTTTATTCATCACATACCCCATTCGTCATCAAGAATTTGGTTGCTAATATCCACAGTGCCTTTATAAAATCTGGCTCTTGCCATGGCAGTAATCCAGGCAGCAGTCGTATCAATTCTTTTAGTTCTTACGACGGTTTTCCCCTTATGCTCTTTAACATACTTTTTAAATCCTTGACCATTTGTGGCAATACCTGTATTACCGAAACACCATGCCGCAACCGAATTTTTTTCATGCGTCATTTTTCCGGTTAGTAAGATCCCTGAGGCAATTTTTATATCAGGATCAGGAGTCTTGCCTTTTAATAAAATTTCTGTTTGGTTGATAGGGTCTGTGAGTTGTTCAAATTTTTGGGGAATATCCACACAAACAAAGCCCTCTTGTTCAAGAACTTGAAGTAACATAGTGGCAAAGGCTCGGTCGGAATCCAGTTCAACAATTTTGTATAATTTTCTCCATTCCAAAATTCGGTTGTGGATTTCGGTGTAATCTATGATGTCACCTGGAGTGGCTGTTAAATACCCAGCTTCAACCCATTTGTCATAAGGGACCTTATCGTTTCTAACGCGTTCCCTCATACTTTCTTCAGGAATGAATGGGTCCCAAATTATTCTCCAATCAAGTTGCTTCCCCTGTGGAGGAAAAACACCACACAAAGAAGATAAATCGGTAGTTGTAGACAGATCCATCCCCAAATAACAATCCAATCCAATGAGGTCTTTTCTGTTCCACTTACCTTCGGTAGATTCGAAAAGATCTAATGGCAACCATGTTGTTAATTTCGTCGTGATCCATTGGTTAAGATCCAACCAACGGAACAGTCTTTCATTCTCTGGTTTATTTTGTGCGGTGAGGGCAGCAGACCGCATCGATTTCAGTGATTTGGCTTGGCCAAGACTTGGGTTTGCTTTAAACCAATTTTCCTCTTTGTAAATATCATCCCCTTCGTAGTTGTAAATAATTACATACCAAGTAGGATCGATTTTTTCACCACTTAGGATTTGCATTGCATAATCGTGTTCTTCCCAGCCAATGGAAACCCTATCAGGGTCATCACCTGCAGTGGTGATAATCCACCAAATAGGTTGACGCCGTGAAGCACCTGCTTCAAACGTCATGACATCCCACAGATCCCGGTTGGGTTGAGCATGCAATTCGTCAAATATACAGGCTGATGTTTTAAATCCATGTTTCGTGAAAGCTTCAGCACTAAGTACTTCGTAGACAGATCCTGTTACTCTGTCTTCGATTGTCTTTTGAGAATCAGTGATCCGCGCTCTCTTATCTAAAGCGGGAACCAGTTTAATCATGTCCTTGGCGACTTTGTATACAATCTTGGCTTGTTTCTTATCGGCCGCACAACCATAGATTTCTCCCCGCATTTCGCCATCAGCAAAAAGATGGTACAAAGCAGCACCAGCTGCCAGTTCGCTCTTCCCGTTCTTTTTAGGAATTTCAATATAGACATATTGATATTGTCTAGTTCCATCTTCATTCAGGGTTCCATAAACCTCCCTGATGATCTTTCGTTCCCAATCAAGAAGAATGAATGGCTGATTATAGAATTCGCCATCTGTATGCTTTAAGTTTTCAAAAAACTTAACAGCTCGGTTTGCATGGGCTTCGCTAAACATCAAGCCACCTATAACCAAACCGATGAATATAATTAATACTAGTCTCTCGAGTAATCGTTTCATTTTTCATCACCCGAAACCCTGCTATGAGCTTGCTCAAGCGCTTCATTCATCAACGCTTCCATTGGATCTTCAGGTGGAGGAACCTTCTTATCGCTTGGAGCCACACCTGTTCTTGATCGAGGGGTTAAGAACAAAGATTGCCGGTATGAAAAAACAAGTTTCCTTTTTGCATCCACCCTTGCATCAACTTTGATAATGACCTCATAGGCCTTCTGAATTTTGTCAACCAAGGATAGTGCCTCAATGAATTGGTTGTTGGCAATGAACTCCAGTCGTTGCTTACACAAGAACTCCCATACCGCATAGGAGTTCGATCTCATGTGGTCAAGTTCGTCGATCTGACCCATTACATGGCAATAATCAAAAAGAAGGTCCATATCAAGCCTTGACGCCAACTCAGCTTCGACACGGTCATATTCCCGCATCAGTCGACGCCATGTTGCTCCTGCTACTTTGTTTTTCTTGAGAGGCGCCGGCACCGTCTTTGGGAATCCACGGTCAGGATGAACGGCGGCCTCAGCCTCTTTACGCTCAGCAACTTCACCCTTAGTATTGTGGCGTTTGTGAAGATCCACTGGTTTACGCGCCGGCATTTGAATACCTCCGGCCAGACTCAATTGCCCGATTTTTCACATTGGGAATTTTTATTCCGTCGCTGGCCCACCGCGCTTGTTGTCTCCCACTCTCAAACATTTTTGCCACCCCTCCCTTGTACTTCTTGCATTGTTTTTCTTGAGTGGCAGGAATGACAAAGAGATTGGAAAGGACCTTTGAAGAAAAGCTTTGGATCACCTCGATGAGGATTGATATGATCCACATCAGTAGCTGGCGTGTATATGTTTGCGCGCAAACATTCAGCGCACCAAGGTTCTTTGGTGAGCTGCCTGATTCGAATGTGTTTCCAAAGTCGCGTGTCATATAATTTCTGCCAGTCTTTGTGTTGATCATTTGTCTGTCTTGCTGTGCTCTTGTGCTTATCACAGTAGCCTTTGGTAACCAATTCAGGGCAGCCGTGATAAGCACATGGTTTCTTAGGTGACGTGGGCATCAGGTTTCTTTGAACTCTTGAATGCAACTGGAATGATGTTGTGCTTTCTTAGTTGTTCGGCACGTGCATCAGCACAATCCTTCCAATCTTTGAGTTCAATCTTGAGTTCATTGATCTGATCCTGTAATGGTTTGATAAGACCCAGACATGTCTGCCTGATTTGTTCAGTAGCTGCAGCATCATCCTTATCTGCCTCTGCCTGAACTTTGGCACGTTGTGCAACATTGGTGATCAACGAACCAGCGATTACACCAATGAGTCCACAAACTGCAGCTACTATGTATTCCATCTGGATTACCCTGATGTCCTGGATGCTTTGGCGGCTTTGACGTCATCAGGGGGAGCAGTCATGCCATAGGTGATGTAATTACCGGCAACTGCATAAAACACCAAAAGGCCCAACTCTTTGGCGCCTTGGACTGTACACTCCACACCGGGGATTGGATTCCAATTTGTACAGGTGAAGAGGAACATCAACCCCGCAAGAATGATCATAAGAATTAGGTTTACGATGGCCTTAACACTGGCTTCGAGTTCACCAAACTTGACGCGTATTTTTGGGATGAATGACCAGGCAATCGACAGGACGATGGATACCAGGATCACAAAGATCTGGGCATCCAAATTCCACCCTTGCGGGAAGATCTTATCAATCGCCATAATGACCAGGGCTGAGATCACAAGGATCAAGAGCAAGAGCAAAAGCCCAATGCCAACCCATTTGAAGATTTTCCCAACTTTTTCAAGAAACGATTTGATATTCATTTTTGCTCCTTTTTGACTTGGGGGTTAAAACAAAAAGCCCGACGCACGGCTGTTAAGCCATTGCGTCGGGCGGTCACGTAACCCCAACTAACCTATTCAATTGATGCTTTTATATTAGCACATTATCCAAATTTTTAACCACAATTTTTTATTATTTTATGAATTATTTTCCGCGGATTTTATCCTTTCCACAATGGATTTTAGCAACTGCTCACTGACCGACCAGTGGAACTCATGCCTGCATTTCACACACACGCCGTCGACCTTCGAAACCAACAAACCTCCAATCAGCAGTAATTCTTTTTCGCCAATAATGGTCGGTTGAGCAACAACATTTTTGCATTTATGGGAGCAATAAAGAGGTTCGTCCATGATCACTCCATAACCTCGATAAATTTCACGCCATATAATTTCAGGTGATCAATGGCCATTGAAATTTGATCGCTATCGGCTCTTGAAAACCAACCCATAATTAATAAAACAACTGCACATTTAATCCCCCGTAATTGAGAGGCATCGCCAACAATTTTTACATCCATTGGTAAAAAGCCGTGATTTGAACACCATCTCTCAGTGAATTGTCTATTCATGCCAACGACATATATATTAAACATGTTCACTCCCTTCACCACTCAACCTTGATACCCACCCCGGCCGCGGACTGCAGCGCCTCGAGCGCATGCTCTTTGATCCAATCGGCTGCGTAACTATTCCCGGTGCGGATGGTCCAGCCGTCACCATCCACTGCACACAATTTAGCCGACTTCAGCCAGGTCTCGAAATCCACCTTCTTGAATTCTGATCGTACAGATTCGAGCGTCGCCTGCCACAGCTCCAGGTCGTCAGCGCTTAATGTTTGCGCGCAAACATTTTGATTGATCAACTCCTGATACTCCTGGAAAGGATTTACTCGGTCTTTCGGATCGATCCAATCATCCTGAACTTTCCAATCGCGTTGGATGCGCCATATTGCCAGAGCAATATCTTTAGCCGTGCAGCAGTGATAACTGATCATCCTGGAATTCACATGCTTCAGCTTGCTGATCACACTGCGTTTGGGCTCCCTGATACCGAACCGATCACAGGCTTCCAGATTTTCAGCGACTCGGAATTTTTCCGGGTCATCAAGATCTAGTAGTGGTAGATCTTTAAATTCATTAGTACTTAAATCTGTAGAACTACTACTAGTAACGACACGGAATTTTTCCGACACGGAATAATTCCGTGTCGGGTCAGTTATTTCGTTGTTAGGCTTTGGTTCGTGAAAATCCACCGGCTGAGCCTGAATATTAGGTTCGTTTTCATCAGGTAATGTCATTAGTGGGAGTTGAGAGACGTTTATGGCTATACGCCATGCATACCGCTCGTTGCGAGTGATCAGCCCAATGTCCTGAAGAAGGAGTAAGGCTGCGTTGACCGGTTTATCGGTGTATCCGGTGTGCCTCTCGAGAAACTCGGCCGTTATGGGTTGGCCAACCATGGCCATCACGATCAGGCAGCTTAGTGGAGCTCCCTTCAACCCCCGCACTTTGGTGAAGTCGAACTCAATTTTTTCCATATTCCTTAACCGCCTTCTCTGTGATGTATTTAGACCTGGTCGTACCGCTCTCCAGGTCGATATAGGTGGCAAATTTCTTCAGGTCGTGGGTAATCAGCATGCGCACCAGGTAATCGGCTGCTTCAGCAGCCATCCGCTGGTTGATTGCCAGACCCTGGCTATCTTGCATGGCCATATCTGCGCATGAGAGTTCTACATTTTTGGAGCTTGGCTTTTCGTTGAATTGTGGTTTCTGAATGAGCTCCGGATGCTGCACATGTGGGTATGGAAGAGTTCCACAAAACCCGGGAATAGCGAAGGCTTTATCCAACCCCTTCCCAGTGCCAAGCAATACCTGGCCATAATTCTTGGTGTTTCCACAGTCCAACCAGCAGCACCCATTCACATAATCGCTTATTGTTTTTCTGGCTGTGGTGTTATCAACACAGCCAATAATGACAGCTATTCCAGAAGAATAGGCATACCGTCGGTCGAATTTTTGACCTATCGCACCAATTTCTAGCCCCCAAGCCTGGCCATAACGATCAGCCAAGGCTTCAGCCTTATTTAATCCAATTTCTGCCGCACAGAAATTCTGCCGGTAAATATTCTTCTCTTCTACACAATCCGGATCAAAAAAGGTTATCTCAACCGATTTGCTGAACTTTTCAATGAGCAGCTTCCCTACCCTTGCCACCGAAGGAGCCAGCCAGCTTCCATTTCCACCGCATCCAACAAGGAAAAATTTAACATTATTCTCGGCCGGCAATAGCAGAGTCAATGCGTTCAAATAATCCAAATTAATCTCATCCATTTTTGACCTCAGGCCATGATTCAAAGACTAATTGATACGGAAGAACAGAATAATGACCATAAATGGATATACGCAACTTGAAGTCAACCACATCCTGGTCCAGTCTGCCCAGTACGCCATAAATCCTCAGGCCGTTTTCATCCCTGTTATCAGTTTTTGAGAAGAATGCCGGCATGGTATTGTGTGAGTGAACCTCTATCGGCGCATACTTGCCGTCCTCGAGGGGCTGAACCGCGGCGTGTCCTGTTTTTTGGGGTGGAATATCCATTTCCCATTCCCCATTGATCCATCTGAAATAGAAAAGTATTTCATTCGGCATCGCAGCGCGGCTGACATTGACCATATAACGCAGATCCATTGCTGGCACCCGCTTTGGAAGCTTGATGTACGGTTCGAGAGTCGTAAGCCCTCTGACCATTTTTTCTTTTTCTCGAATTATGGATAGTGGCATGGTCACTTCAAAAATATAGTTCTTTGCGTGTACGAATGTTCCATTACGCGCAAATATATAATCGTAGAGAAACCCTGCTCTTGGTTTATTGAAATTAATCCCTGCAATCTGATGATCAACCAAATTATTCATCATTGTTTCACCACCAAGCGTTCAACTAGATTGTCCAGGGTGGTATAACAAACCTTCATCGTGCTGGTGGGATAGGTTTGCTTGCCAGCCAAGAACTTAAGATAATCTCGCACGTCCTTGGGGAATTTCTTACATTTATCCGTTGCGAGATCTCCGTTAAATGGAGAGCTGAAAAATAGGAACCATGCTTCTTTTGCTTTTTTGGGTTCAACTTGCGGCGCCTGGTTCTTCCCCCAGCAGACTTTGCCGTCTGAATGGATATTTGGGAACGGCGCCGTGTAAACCTTACCTTTTGGGTCGAAGGATGTGCCGGCCATTGCAAAGAGGTAAATCCTCTTCTTGACCCCGATCAATACAGTGGATGGGATTGGAACACCCCATCTCGTTCCTGATTCATCGAGCTGTAGTTCAACCCTGCAAGCTGGCATGAAATAGACGTACCAGTCACCCTGAGAATTGAACCCCGTTCGTTGAATGCCTGGTGTGATCCATCCGCTGTCCATCGTTTCAAGTGTGAAAGCGGAGGATACTTCCTGCGCTCGCAGGTTCTTGGTGATCAACTTATCATGGTCTTTGTATTTGAAAATGTAATGTCCCTGATCGGTGAAGTAGACTGCAGCACCGACATGCGAATTTGAAAACAGGTCATTCATACCCGCACCCTCACCCTTTCCTTTTCTCGATTCTGGCTTTTCTCCAGGCATTCACCCAAAATGGGTATGAACCAGGGATTCTCCGCGATCCACTCCCTGGCCGGG